GGGAAACTGGACCACACGTTTCGAGTTGGCCGTGGGTAATACCATAGTCGGCGGGAGTTGTGTTGCAACTCCTAGGTTAGGGCAATATGACATATAAACTTAAGTCCAAACTACCGAGAAACGGAAAACACGTAGCACTACAGCCAGGGTGAAGCAAATAACCTTGGATTGTGTGTGCACCTCTTAGGAGGCGCGAGGTCCTGATGCAGACGTGGGAATGCCACTGAGTCAGAAAGCTAGCACGTGAATACAAAGTATCGGGGGGCGGACCGTGAGCTCTGTCATATTGGTTAGAACCTAGCAAAGGTACATTACCATAGGAAGCCACTCTCAACAAGTGGTGGATAATGGATTCTCTTTTGTATCGAGCCAAGCAGCTGGTGCGGGGATAGCTTTGCGACTCTCTTGATCCAGCAGCCACATACAAACATGGATGAAAAATCTATGGAGAAACCTTGTATTTCTAGTGGCAACCGGGGTGGTCAAAAACCCCAATCCCAAGACGGCACCCAAAAAGGGACTGTTCTTGGAAGTTCTGCTCCCACTTCTGGACGACAATCGTCTGGCCAGAAGAAAAGAGAATTGAGGCAAAATAAGGTTTGGAAGCAGAAAAAGAGGGATGCGGTGACATCTTCACTCTACTCAGAAATCGAGAAACTCAAAGGTGAGAACGATGGCTTGAGAGAGTCAGCTCAGGAGAAAGCTGATGCTGCAGCCTTGAAGGAGGCGGAAGATTTCGAGAAAGAAGAAAAGAGAGTCAGGGATGCTTTGATACAGCTCCCTGAGTTCACTTGGCACGAACGGGTTCCGGAGAGTCGTTATCTCTGGGTTTTGTACATTTTGGTGGCCATTATTTATTTGTGCATATTTGTGGCAGCACCCAACGTGTTTTTCTCTCTCCTCAAAATTCCTGGTACGTTTCTGTGCTTTTGGCTCTTTGGTGAGCAAGAGGCCTTTGACTGCGGATTGACAATGATAATCGTGGGGTATCCATGGTTAATCTTTGCTTTCTTACGTTGGGCTATCTCTCATCTTCCATGGTCGATTGTAAGACACAGAATCACCGTCCTGAAAAGATATACCATGACGGACCATGACTTTCGAGCGGACACTTTGTCGCTTGGTAAACTCAAGCACGAAGATGCACTTTACTGCGATGCCAGATACCAGTCCAATATCAGCTGGTGGACACTAAGTGATATCACTATGGTTGTCTCTCTGGAAATGTTCAGTCAGATCACAACTGCGGCGAATGTGAGACTGAATATGGGCGAGGGCGATGTGTACAAACGCCTTCGAACTTGCGCAGAGTCCACGCAGTCAGTAAACATAAATCGTTACTGGACCCTCAAAGGACGTAGTATCGTACAGGATACAATTTTGCTTGCATATGGCTATTTTATGCAGAGGAATAGTCAATGCTCGGATTTTCCCTTTCCGGAGCTAGCAGACCAGTGAAAGAGGTCAGGTCATATCTGTATGGGTATCGTTATGGGGAAGTGGAGCTTGATAAATTGGATGAGATCAAGGAGAAATCCAAAATCTCGAAGGTTCGTCAGGAGCCATCTACCCGTCGCGTTCCCGTTGCAGTTGGATTAGGGTGTGAAGCTAAAGATTTTAGTCTTCCACATCCTGACCCTTGTGATCCTGATACTCTCGTAGCTGGAGTAAGAAAGCGCTTCTTACGCAAAACTCCGGAGCCAAAGCACCCAGTTATTCGAGAACTCCGTGCTTATGTACGTAACAAAGTCAGAAAGTATTTCAAACCGTTGGATCCAAATTCTGACGTCTCAGTTGAGACGTGGTTGAATAAGACCCACTATCCCACGTGGAGGAAAAGGCAGCTTTTGAAAGAGTGGGAGAAAGTGAAGAAGTGTCAGAATGTTGCAGTCCAATGTGTTCTGCGAGATAAGCTTCTGAGGAAGCTTTTCTCATGCAAATCCTTCATGAAAATGGAGCACTACATCCAAAATAAGCATGCCCGAGCAATCAATTCTCGTTCGGACGGATTTAAATGCCTTGTCGGTCCGATCTTCAAATTGATTGAAGAAGAAGTTTTTAAACACCCTGCATTCATAAAGCATGTTCCCGTCGCGGATCGTCCTGATTATATCATGAATATGATGCAACATGAAGGTGCGAAGTATATCGCAACAGATTATACTGCGTTTGAGTCACTCTTTACACGTGAGATTATGGAGGCCGTAGAGTTTGAACTCTATGAGTGGATGTGTTCGGCGTTGCCCGACGGCCCCTATTTCATGAAGCTTTGTAGAGAGATTTTGGCCGGTACAAGTGTTTGTGCCTTTAGGTACTTCACTGTGACATGCCCTGCGACGCGCATGTCTGGGGAGATGTGTACTTCATTGGGCAATGGGTTTTCGAATCTAATGTTCATGAAGTTCATGTGCAAGCGGAAAGGCTGTAAGCACGTGAAGGGCGTAGTTGAAGGTGACGATGGTCTCTTTACTATGCAGGGAGAGCCTCCCTCTACTGAAGATTTTGCTGAGCTTGGTCTGAGGATCAAGCTCGAAAAACATGACAGTATATCAACTGCCAGTTTTTGCGGTATCCTGTTTGACGAAGTGGAAAGAATTAACGTGACTAATCCAGTCAAGACGTTGGCTTCATTCGGATGGACAGGTGCGAGATACTTGCGTTCGCCACGGAGTACTCTCGACAAGTTACTGCGAGCGAAATCACTCAGTCTTATGCATCAATATCCAGGTTGCCCAATCTTGCAATCACTTGCTCGTTATGGAATGCGGATGACAAGTTCCATCAAGTATTCAAGGTTGCTTCAGTTCATAACGCGAGCTGAAGGGTTCGACTCTTGGACTCGGGAAAAACTTTTAGATGCTTTGCATTCTGAAGTGCCTGAAAGGGATCCGGGAGAGAGAACACGCTTCTTGGTAGAGAAATTATTTTGTGTGTCGGTGGATCGTCAGATTGAAATTGAAAAGTACTTGGACTCGCTCGACAAATTAGAGCCTCTTGTTGTTGATTTAATTGTCCATAAAGATTGGACTGAGTTCCATGCTAAGTATATGTACCGTATGCGTTATGACGATGACATGATGGATCAACCACCGCACAATTGGCAGCCATTAGCCGGTTTCTCGAAAGAGTGGTAAGTCTACTGAAAAGGTAGCTGGCAGAGCACGCCACGCCAAAGATGCTCAAGCAAGGAGAGGGCGTCTCCAAACTATGCATAGACTGCCGGGAAACTCCGTGAAAG